CAATTGCACCATTAACATAAACATCATTATCTGCCAATAGATCTGCATCCATGCTATCCGCAATATAATTGTCTCTCAACTCATGACTAGTAAGAGCAACATCATAAAAGCGCATCATGTATAAGTCAAGAGAACAGTCAGAAGACCCGACAGATATATTAACGGCAGGATTTTGAAATATAGAATCACTCTCAGCAAACGTAGCCGCGCTAGACAGCACACCATTCAAATAAGATGTAACCAGTCTAACAGTATGATCGTTCATAACCTGCTTTTCAACTACAAACGCCAAATGAATTTTTTCATCATCTACATACTTCGCTTCTACAATAGGAACATTATTTCGAATCAAAGAAGCCGTGTCCGCAGTAATCTTAAAACCAACATTATTATTCATACAAGAAATCGCAACTGCGTCACGGTTATTAACATCGCGAATTGCAAATTCCATCTCAATTGTTTTTGACGTAGTCCAGTCTTCAGCAAATGGCTTAAAGTTGATTGTAGCTCTCGCATCTCCTGACAATCTCAGTGCAGTATCACCGTTGTCATCGGTAGCCCATCCAGTGCCAATTGCATATTTTTTCTTTATTTCTGAACCAGAATCAGCGCCTGTTACAATAAATGTTTTTTGCTGAACATTCCAGCCAACATTTTCAAAATCTACAGATACATCTCCAATGCTACTAACCCACACATCTTTATCTGTGTCATTATTTGACTTTCCAGCGGCTCTCAACTCAAATGCCATATCATTTTGTCTTACAGACACATTAATATCGCTTTCTGTAATAGCAATAGTATGAGTTTTGCTTACGCCATCATATGAAATAGTAAAATCAACATTACCAACTATTGTTGTTCTTGCATGCCAAATAACTCGCTCTCCACGATTCGCAGTCATTGTTTTTTGAGAATGAACTACACCGTCTTTACTAATAATAAGGTCAACAACGGGCGCAGCATCTGTCGCATGATAAACAGCAAATGGAATACCAACTGTTTCGTACTGTTTCGCGCTAACAATGTCACAAACTGAACTAATCAAAGGCGTCGTACCCATTACGCGCATAATATCAAAATAATAAACGTCGCTTGTAACAGTTTGACCAGAGAGCTCCATTTCCGCGTACATTTTTAATGTGTACGTTCCATGCCCTCTTGTTTCAAAATAAATTGTCTTTTTTGAGTTTGTGCCAGACGAAGATACTGTTTCAGTAATGTCCTCTCCGTCAAACTCAAAATGCATTATTTTTTCTCCATCGCCTGTTAAAATATATGGAATTTCAAAATAATCACCAGTATACGGTTTTGCGTCACTAAAACTGGTTGTAAGAGATAGAGATATAACGCTAACAGTATATTTAAGAGATCTTTCGTTGCCATAGGGATCTGAGCATGTTAGCTTGATATTATTAGTTCCGCTTCTTAAATATTTTGTAATATCAATTGAATTTTCGCCTCTTTTAATTGAGGTTGTCATTTGTAAAACATCATCCAAATAAATACTCGCACTACCGTCATCTGTTTCCTCTGTAGTTGCATATGAGAATTTTAGCTCTACGGTGCTGCCATGCGCAGCTGTAATACTTGATGAATATAATAAATTTTTTAATGTGACATATCCTGCGCTGCCACCACCAGTACCGCCGCCAGGATTATATTCAATACCCTCGTCTAATAGTGTGCCATTATGCGACAAGAACAGCTTGTTACCAGATACACTAAGCTCAGTAGGAATCTTAACATATAAAGAACGAACAGATCGACGTAATGCTTCTAAAATTGAAATTCCCATCATGGCACCTCCTTTTCTTCATTCTTGTATATAAAATTAAAATAATATTTTAATATAATTTCACAGTTATATTTTAAGGTGGGCGTTAATCCCACCTTATTCTTTCACTTCAGTTTCTTCTTCCTTTGGCGCATTCACAATTTTGGACATAGCGCACAAAGAATCCACAAGATTACCAACTTGTTCTAAATCAATCTTATAATTAATAGTATCAGCGCTTGCCTTTACACAAGTGAGCACCCATTCTTTTCTGTCAGCGCCGTTTTGAAACTTCGATTCAGCTTCAGTCATAAGATTGGTGACTAGCTTTAGAAGTTCTTGCCAATTTTTTTCCTCTACGGCTTTCTTAACCCACTTTACTAATTCAACAACAAGTGGAATAGCTATTGCCAAACCAGATAAGATGCTTACAACAACCTCGTGCCATTCCATAATCTACACCTCTTTACCCTACACTATCTTCTTCATTTTCTTGCCTATATGTTTTTAAAACTTTACTCACTTTTATTCCTGTCAGCCCAACGATTTCAGCGCCCCAGAATGAAAACCAACATGTCGTCAAAGTTGAACTAATTTCCATTCCCATATAATACTGTAAAATATAATCAGCAATTGCAAATCCAACAATTGCAATTACAATCACAACAAGCATTACATTAGAAACCTTCCTATGCTTGCTGGGATAATATTCCGCATACTTAGCTTGAAGCTCATGCTTACGCTTTTGACGCTCTCCGCGTTTTTCAATTCTTTTAAGCTTCATTTCAAATAATTTATGAAACATGGGCAACACCCCCATACATAAATAGAACCGCCCCGTTGTAATCAACAGGGCGGCCCCAAATAATTAAGTTATATTAAATTAGACAGCAGAGGTACCGCAGTCGAACACGAGGACTTGAGTACCCTGAACTAGATCGTCAGTAGAGCCAGTCTTAGCGATAGCAGCTAGATCAGCGTCATTTGCCTTTAGAGCGATAGCATCCTCAAGAGTCTTCTTATCCTTAGCGTGCTGTTCGATAGCAGCAGTTAGGTCAGCGGCCTTAGCATAATCGCCGATCTTTAGAGCGGCAATAGCATTTTCGATCTGAGTGGAAACTGCAGTGGTACCAACTAGCTCCTCTAGCTCGCCAATGGCAGCAGCATTGTCAGCAACAGCGCCCTCAGCAAGCTTCTTAACTTCAGCATCAGTGTAACCCTTAGCTTCGGTCACAGCGCCTTCAATAGCGGTAGCAACAGAGCCAGTCTCGCCAATAGCGGTCTCAACGGCCTGTAGTCTGGAATCGACACCAGAAAGCTCAGTGTCAGTAGCATACTGAGATAGATTTTCAGCGGCAATGGCATCAGCAATCTTCTTGTCCACAGAGCCAGCAACATCAGCACCACCGTTTAGGGTAGCAATAGCGTTCTTATTGGCAGTAACCTGATTGCTCATCTCTAGAGCGGAACCAGCATGCTCAGTGGTCCAGTCAACTAGCTCCTGAATGGAGTTCATTGCTTCGTCAGGATTCTCCATTAGAGTAGCGAACTTCTGAGCGATCTTGTAGTCAACAGAGCCTGCGGTTTCGGCATCACCATTTAGAACACCAATAGCATCAGCATTGGCCTTCTCGGCAGCACGAGCGATTTCAGCTTCAGCGGCAACGGCCTCTTCGATCTGGGTAGCAACAGCGGTAGTGCCAACTAGCTCTTCTAGATCTTCAATAGCATCAGCGTTAGCGGTGATCTGCTCCTGTAGGGCAGTCTTGTCAGCGCCAACTAGATGGTCATCCTCGATAGCCTTGATTCTGCCGGAAAGACCATTGTCAGCAGCCTCACGTAGTGCAGCCTCGGCAGCAACAGCAGCTTCGATCTGAGCTTCAACAGTGCCTTCGCCATCACCGAACATACCCTCTAGTTCAGCAACACGCTCGTCCATAGCAGTATTTAGACCGTCAGCATAGTCCTTGGCATAGGTCTTGGCATTCTGCTCAGCAGCGTTCCACTTTTCAACGTCGCCTTCCTTGATGAGGTTTAGCTCAGACTCAACGAAGGTGTGAGTGTGATCAATGGCCTCTAGAGCAGCAACACGGGTATTCATGGCGGTGTTTAGACCATCAGCATGAGACACTGCTTCGCCCTTAGCGGTAGCGATTGCAGCGTTCATCTGCTCGGTGGTAGAATACACCTTTAGAGCGTCTGCAATCTGAGTTGCAACAGAATCGGTACCAACTAGAGCTTCAAGAGCAGAAATAGCTGCGGTGTCATTGGGGATCTCGATGGTGCCAACTTCAACAGTGTAGTCAGCATCAGCCTTGGACTTAGCCATTAGCTTGTACTGATAATCATTTACCTTAACCATCTTGTACTGGGTATCAGTGTCAACCTGAATGCCCATCTCATTGGTAACATAGTCAGCGATCTTGGCATCAATACCAGTGATTTCGCTGGCAGCATAAGTGGGCTTGGTTGCGGCCTTGGCCCAAGCAGCTACGTCAGCAGCCTTCGCGCTTAGCCAAGGAAGGTTCGCAAAAGTTTTGGAGCCATCACCGACCTTCATTAGTAGTTCGGGATGCTGTTCAATCTTACCGTTACCAACTTCAACATTAACAGTAGTATACGCAATAGCAATTTCGCCAGCTTCTAGAATGAGACCAGATTCAGCCCAGTTTTCATAGGAGTCATACTTATTCTTAATTCTTACATTTAGAGTCTTTGCATTTTCAATAGCCATAATCAATTCTCTCCTTTAAATAAATAATTTTTTAATATTAACCCACTGCATTGCCGCCATCCATAATGATGACTTCACCTTCACCCTGAGCAATCTTGTCAAAGCTGATAACACCAACACTTAGCGTACCATCTTCATTGACAACAATTTCATCAGAGCTCTTGAGACCAGCAAAAGCGGGAATACTAACAACACCATCAACAATATCTAGTAGGGATCCACCAACGCTAACGCCCTTAATCAGGTTTGTAGCATAATAGGGTTCAACAATGTTATGACAAGATTCATTGCTCAGGTTAATGCGGATACAGTCAGATTCAATGATCGCACCATCAGCATCATACCATTCAACAACGTAAGTCCAACCAACATACTTCTTCGCAGAAGAGTTCTTGCCGAAGTAAGTCCACTCATCTTTCGCCTCATCATAGGACGCAAGCGCAAGCCAAACAATACTATACTTTCTGCCATATTCGTCAATGCCAGCAAAGTCATCGTCAAATGTGAACATCTTGTCTTCGACAACACCCTTATCGCCTTCTTTGAAGCTTACAGCGCCTTCGGGAGCATAGGCTTTAAAGCCCATATAATACATGTTAGCATTGCCAGTGCTACCAACAGACTGCTTTACCCACTGGGTATTAGCAGGAACCATAACTCTGATTTCCTTGTCGTTGTAATCAACTAGAGTGCCAACTGGTTTATGAGAAATCTCGTACTTTATGCGCTGTAGAGTTACAGCAGCTTCATCCTTAGATACATGACCAGCCGCTTCAATCTGCTCTTCAACAGATGTATCGCCAACTAGATCCTGAAGGGCTGCAATGTCAGCAACCATACCAGCAACGTCTTTGCCGTGAGTGTCAACATAATTGATAAGCTCAAGTAAAGTGTCAACCTTATCATTCTCAGTTAGGTCAGAGGCAAATTCCTTAATCTTTGCATCAATCTTGGCGTCAACTGTACCATCGCCAGTTTTGTCCATTTTGTGCTCTAGAGTTTCAAGTCTAGAAAGCAGTGGAGCAGCACCATCAGCAGAAGGTGTGACAATCTCCTTAATAGTGGTAACTGTCTCCTGTAGAGTTTCCACTTCAGACTTTAGATCGTCAAACGCTTCAGTAGAAGGAACAACCCATTCTAATTCGCCTTTGTCATTTTTGCGGGGCTGAGCGCCAGTTGCGGCAGCATCAAAACCCGCAAGTTTAAAAACATCGTCTTCTAGGACAATAGATTTGCCGTCGGCTTCTACCTTTACGTCTACGCCACCAATAACTGGTAGATTCTCATATGTGAGAACGCCATCACCAATTCTTAGTGTATGCGCAGTTAAATCGTAACAAGGTTCACCTGGGGCAGGAATAACGTCCTTGTTGGCAAGCCATTCGGCGGTCGTTGCTCTTCTAAATTGAAAGACCGTCTTAATAACTTTCGTTGCCATTTAACATCATCCTTTCTTAAGATTTTATATATGAAAAAGCTACTGACATATTAAATGCCAGCAGCGCTTCCACCATCAAAATATTGAATTAAATTTTCGTCTTCTACGTAGTTTCCATCGTAGAATACTTCAATTTCTCCGCTTGGGATTCCATCGGCATCATCACCATCAAGCTTAATAGTAACCATCTCACCATCACAATTGCAAATTGGAGTGAGACTCTTGTCCTCTTCAACAACATGTGGCACCCAGCCGATATCCAGCTTTATAACAACAATATCTCCAGGCTGTCCATCTTCAATAGCCCACTTGGCCGCATCAACCATGCTAGTAAACTTAGTAAGCTGCTGTGCGCCAGTTGAAACATCCTTAAGCAGACTTTCAAGAATTTCAAGCCTCATAAGAATATCATCAACAACCGCATCTTGTTCACAAATATAATCGGTAGGAATTGGCTGCTGATAAACGGCAAACTTGACCGCCTTGAGTGTACTGCAGCATCCATCTTCGCCTTTAACAATCGCATATGCGATCAAATTCTTGGGAAGCTGTAGTAGAATATCAGGTACATTACAAATGCGCACACCATCTTTGTCAGTATAAACAGGTCTGCGCTTAGAGTGCTCCATGTTTCTATTTGAAAAACGCACTTCTGTAACACGTTCATCTAAAACAATTAACTTTTGTTTAGTATCCCATTGCCAGAAATTTGTGCGTCCGTCATAAATTTTGAATATATTTTGCGACACTTTTCTCACCTCCTATCGATGTGAGTATTAAGTTTTATTCAGTTACTTCCTGCCAACCATATGTGTCGGGCGACCATACGTTATTATCAACAGTAGAAACATAAGTCTTACCATTATAAGAAACTTTATCGCCAGTCATATAAGGATTAGTACTTTCAGGCTGCTCCCATTCAGAAACAACATTTTCATCCACAATAAGAACTTTAGCAAATAGGCTAACTGCTACATCTGGAGTCCAATCTGCTTGAGAAGTGTGTGATTGCAGCACCTTGTATAAAACATCATTATATACAACTCTCTCGCCAACTTCATACATAATTTCTTCTGACCAAACTGGATACAGCGCAGGAACTTCTATCGCTTGTTCATCTGTAGCCAAATTACGAAGTTTAACAAGAGCATCTACAATTGCTTTTGCTTTAGATTTTGTCAGCATAATTACAGCACCTCCTCAAGCATAGCAAGCAATTCTGCCGCAGTAGACTTGCCCATTTTTACAGTAACAGTACCATCTCTGTGATCTACAACATCGCCAGCAATGCTATATTCGCTGTTATCAAAATATTCATACTTAGTTGTAGTTTTAGACACCATTTCGCCTGCCTCTTCGTCATATTCTACAGTAACTTCTTCAATGTCCTGAACAATACTCCAAGAAATATCATCAACGAAAAGCGCAATAGCATCAGCGTAAGACATCTCTAACTTGATAGCCTTGGATTCTCTGTCATCCCAGTCTCTATCAACTAGTCTGCCAGTAATACTGGCAGGATATCTTACTTCGTTAATCTCAATATAAGTCGCCATTATTAATCAACCTCCTATTAAGAAGTTTTGGTTTATCCAAAATGCTTACGCAAGTGTATATCCTCACGCAAGCATTTTTTATTTTGTATTCTTTTTATTTAAACATATCCAACATATATTTTATCAACATAACTTTCTGTTGATGGCAACAAGCAACGAATTTGAAACGTAGAAGACGTTGTAATTTCTGCCCATATACTTGGTATCAAAGCTTTTAGAACAGATGGACTCATACCAACTAAATTTGACTCTGCCGTAATCCATGTCATGGTTACAGTATCATAATAATGCCATGTTGTGCCACCATTGAAAGTGATGGTGAATAAAACATCATCATGTGCACGTTTTGCTTCAATTCCTTTGATTCCTGAACCTTCTGGTATAGTTTGTGGATTGTAGTGTATTAATTGAGGAGAAGGTGAACCTTGAATTCTTAAATTGTTTATAAGACACTTTTCACTGTCAGTCCAATAAAGTATTTCAGGATTGGACAAACCAGCTAACAAAGATAATTCTGGAATCATTTTAATACCATAATTTAAAAATGTTGTAGAAGAAATATCTGCACCAATAACTTCACTAAGAACGTCATTCACAACAGTATAGTAAGTAGAACCAGAACGAATTAAATATATTTTTTCGTATGGAAACTCTAAGTTAATAATTTCATTTTTTACATCAAATCCCGCGTCCGTTTTTGTAAATGTAACATATGGAGATGTAGTAGAAACATTATAAGTATAAGTAGAAGAGGCAACTAACGAATATGTTCCAGTATTATATGAAGTAGGAATGGAAATCATATGGAGAGATATATCGCCAGTATCCCAAAGAATTACGTCATATTCTATAGCATACGAAAATGAAGTTTGACTATTTCGGCTGTATCCTTTCCATCTTATCTTTAGAAATTTATAATAATCATATAATGTTCCTTCTTCTCTATAAAATGACCACATTGCTCCATTTCTTCTATTTACTTTTAAATGTTCTGAACTTGAGCCAAACCCAATCCAAGAGTTGCCACTTACGTAAATAGTGGACGCAACAGTTCCATTAAAAGTAAACCATGATACGCCAGTAATGGTATCTGTGCCATCATCTTGTTTGGTATTGTCCCTAATTACTTCCATGTTTGTAATACCAGCAGATAAAATTTCATCTATAGAATTATAATTCATTCTTATTTCACCTCCATATTTTCAATTGTTACATTTTCTAGATCATGTAGATTTACACTTATAGCGAATGCATATCCGTTATCAATACTCAATGAAGTCGCCGCGCATACCCATTCTGTTTTAGCTTTGATGGATTCTTCAATAACATCAAAATATCTATCATCATTTTCATCTGATAAATTTAATGTTTCATCAAATTCGTTTTCAAACCGTGTGGCTTCTACGCTTTCCACTGGATAAATATAAATATTATATGCAGTGTTGTAATAACAGCCATTTGTGGCAATATCATTTGTCCAAGTTATTGTTCTGCCTATGAGAGAATTGGAGTTATTAATCAAAACAGTATTTAAAGTAACAGAATTAACTGGAACATAAAGGTTTAAATATGTTTGTCTATTTCTGCCATTAAAGCAATTTGAGGCATCAGAAATAATTGCTGAATAGAAATATCCATTTGTGGCAAGATTGGTGCAATTTTGATATGTACTG